GGCCCCGGTGCGGTCCAGCTCGTCCATGAGCGTGTCGAGCCAGCCCGGCTCGGCGTCGATGTCGTTGTGGTGCATGGCGAAGTGGGTCCAGCCCTGCGCCTCGCGCGAATTCAGCGCCCCCACCCACAAATTGTTGAAGGTGTAGGCCAGGAGCGAGCCCCCGTAAGGCATCAGCGTCCAGCGGGCGGCGCTGGTAGCCAGGAGCAGCCCCGGCAATGCGCCGGGCTCCACGCCGCCGTAACAGGGCAGGGCCAGGTAGACCGCGCGTTCGCAAGGTGAAGGCATGATCCCTCGCTCAACTGGTGATTACCTGGCCCAGCACCGTGCTGGCGTTCAGGTTGAACTGGCTCCCCGGCTTGTAGTGCGACTCGCTGAACAGGCCGAGGGCCTGGACGTTGACGGCAGCCACCGAGCCGGTCAGCTGGAGGCGGACGAACTTCGTGCCGGCCGGCAACTGGTCGGCCCGCACCTCGACCGTCTGCACCCCGTTGTTCGTGTTCGTGGCGTTCAGGTTGCTGCCGGTGATGTTCGTCAGCACGTTGAAGTTGGCGTTCAACGCCGCCTGGAGGCGGCCGTTGATCGTACCGGTGCCGCCCGTGTTGACGATGATGTACATACCCCGCTTGAAGCGCGACATGTCCACGCCGATGGAGTTGGTGTTGGTGTTGTCGTTGTTCGTGCGGTTGATAACGTCGGCAATCGCAATTGCCGCCGTCATTTCCTCGGTAAACATTTTCTCAGTTCCTCTCTCTAGGCAACGACGCGCTCGGTGATCTGCCCGGCGTCGAACTGCTTCGCGGGCCGCTGATCCGGCTCGGCGGCCAGGGTGATAACGGCCATGACCATGCTCGGGCCACCGCCCAGCGTCAGGGCCAGCCGGACGAAGCGGCGGCCGGAGGTCAACTGGTCGCTTCGCACCTCCACGGTCACGGTCACGCTGCCGGCCGTGATCTGCGTGATGGCCACCGCCGGCACGAGGTCGAACCAACTGCTGCTGTCGGGCGACTCCTGCACCTTCGCATCGAGCGTGCCGGCGCTGATCGTGCCCACGTCAATGATCCACAGGGCCCGCCGAAACTGCCGCAGATTTACGCTGTTCGTGTTGAAGCTGGCCGAGCGGGTCGCGGCATGTGCCGGGTTAGCCGGCAGGCCAATCGACTCGGTCAGCCGCTCGGTGAACACCACGGTCTCCATTGTGGATTGCAGATTGCGGATTGCAGATTGAAAAACCCCGCTTCTTCATTCCGCAATCCGCAATCTGAAATCCGCAATCGGTTAGCTCAGTACCACCACCGCCGACGCCGTCGCCGTGCCGTCTGCCAGCGTCACGCTGGTGTTCAGCCGCGGCCGGCCGTCGGCGCGAATGCTCACACGGATGACGCTCTGATTCTTGAAGTAAACCGTCGACTCATCCCGGCTGATAGCGACCTCGATCTCCTGCCGCAGTCCCAGGAGATACAGCCGCGGGATGAAGAGCACCACGTCCCCCGTGGTGCCCACCGCCGGCAACTTCTCCGTGACGAACACCGGCAAGCCGTGGATCAGCAGCGTGAACGGCAGACCCGCCTCGGCAGCGCGCTCCGGACTGCCGATGTTGTACTGCGTGCTGGAGGGGTCCCAGGCCGTCTGGGCGAGCAGTTTCAGCAGCACCGAGGGATGCATTGCCCACCAGGCGTGGCCCGGCGCCGTCCAGCCCTTCGGAATCAGCTTCTCGGCCATCGCGGCGCTGTCACCCTGGGTGAAGGCGCCGGCCCCGGAGCGCGACACGACCAGCCGACCCGGAGCGTTGATCACGCCGAGCGGCTTACCGACGCCGTCACCCGAGAAGCACGCCAGGTCCACCTGCCAGCCCGCCGCCCGGCCCAGCAGGTCGGCCAGGTAGACGGCCAGTTCGCCTTCCGAGGCGTCGGCCATCATCTGGTTCGACACCACGGCAAAGCCGATCAGCGTGCCGGCCTTCAGCGTCGTCGCCATGAAGGTCGGCTCGTCCTCCGTCAAGGCGGCGTTGTCCGGCGTCCAGGTCCACGAGACACCGCCGAAGAACGGGCTCTGCCCGGCCGCACCACCCGATACCGCAACGTGCGGCACAATGGTTTCCGCCGAGCCCATCGGCACCCGGTCCGCCTGGCGCAGGAAGAACGACTCCTCGACAGCAGCCGTCAGCACGTCCTTGACGAACCCCGAGGGGATCAGGTAGCCGCCGATGCTGCCCGAGCCGGACCCCAGCGCCGCCTTGCGGACGCTGCCGTAGTCCTTCTGCAGGCGGCACAGCTCCGGCTCCGGGTCGGCCTGGCGGTCAGCCGCCCGCCAGATGCGGCGGAACCAGTCGCCGAGGGAGCGCTCGGGCGCCGTTATCCGCCTCACGTTGTTCAGGACCTTGTTCATGCGTCAATCCGCAATCCGCATTCTGCAATCCGCAATCGGTTAGTTCAGGGCCAGGAACGGACTCACCTGCGTCACGGCGTCAGCCAACGTCACGAACGAGTTCAGCCAGGGCCGGCCGTCCATGCGGCTGACGATCCGCCACACCAGCTGGTTCTGTACGAAGCGAACGTGAGCGCTCACGTCGATCTGCAAGTCCATGCGGTCGCCGATCAGGTACTTGCTGAGGTCCACGAGCAGCACGTCGCCGCGGGTGCCGAGCGGGGGCAACTTCTCCGTCCAGTAGATCGGCAGGCCGAACATCGTCATCGGCAGCGTGTTCGCCGCGGCCCCACTCGGCGACGGCGGCGCGGCGTTCAGCCACACTACCCGATTGCCGGCGTCCACCATCTGGATCAGCTGCGGCAACACCGACTGATGCATCACCCAGACCGCGTTGTCCCACGAGGAGACGAGCAACTTGGACATCATCGACGCGGCATCGACCAGCTTGAAGGTCGTGGCGGTGTTGCGCGTCACGCTGAGGGTCGCCGGGGCGTTCAGGATGCCCAGCGGCATCGAGTTACCGGCGCCCGTGCCCCGCAGGAAGGCAAACTCGCTGTACCAGGCGATGGCCTCCGTGAACATCTGCGTCAGCAGGGCGTCCAGCGCCACGGCGTTGTCGGCCAGGAGTTGGTTCGAGGCGATGGTGTGGAAGACGAGGTCCCAGGCCGTCAGCTCCATCTGCCGGAAGGTCGGCTCACTCTCGTTGATCGACGCGGCCTCGGGCTGCCAGGTTGCCAGCACGCCGCCCAGGAACGGGGTCGTGCCGGCCGCCTGGACCGTCGTCACGTCGAGGTACGGCACCGTGAGCGTCCGGCTGGTCATCGGCAGCACGGTCGACAGGTTCCGCACAAACGCGATCTCGATAGCGAGCCGCAGGAGCTGATTGGCGAACGCCGGCGGCACGACGTAGCCGCCCGTCACACCCGACCCCTCGGCCAGCGCCGCCTTGCGCACGCTGCCGTCCGGCTGCTTCATCCCCTCGGACTTGTAGCGCTCCGGGGTGAGGAAGCCGTGCTGGTTCTCCAGTTGCTCGGCGGTGGCCCCGCGGCTCTGGGCGATGTCCGCCATCACCTTCAGGGCCGGGCCCATGCCGACGCCCTTCTGGCGGACCCGCCGGCCGAGCAGGTAGCGGTTCGCGTCAAGCCAGAAGCCATCGGTGCCCTTGGGGATGGCCGCCGGGCTGCCCGTGCCCTTGCCGTTCATCGCGGCCAGCACCTGCTCGGGACTGTGGCCCGAGCGGCTGGCCGGCTGGCCGAGGTCGACCAGCGACTTCTCGATGGCCTCCTGCCGCTGCGTTAGCTTGCGTACCTCCTCCAGCACGGCCGCGCTGATGCCGCCCGCGGGGTGGTTGTCGTCGTCTCGCTTCTTTGCCACGGTAGTTGCCCCTTCTCTGTTCCGGCCGGTCGGGTTTCCGAGGCCCGGCTGCCGGTGCCGGCGGTTCAGGGCCGCCGTCCCGTGAGTTGATAAAGTCGCTGGTCGATTTGATCCTGCCGTCGCCCCGCTGCCTGGAGCAGGGAAAGCACCTCCCGCGCCTCGTCCTGGGGCTGGCGCTCCCGGCCCGCGATCCGGGGCCGCAGCAGTTTCTGAAGCGCCGGGCGGTCGGCGTCCTCGGGCAGACAGGCGGTGAAGTCGAGGTCGGGGTAGTAGCGCCGGGCGGCGTGTTCGAGGTCGCTGACGGTGTCGGCGAGGTCGGCCGCGAAGGACTCCACGAGGTCGGTCACGGCGAAGGGCCTCTCCATCCGGGGCAGACCCGCCTCCAGCGCCTGCTTGCAGCCCCGCATCCAGGCCAGCGCCGCCCCCAGCAGCCGCGCCCCGTAAGGCGCCGGCGCCTGCCGCTCCTCCTCCTCACCCGGCTCCTCGTCCTCGTCCTTCTCCTCCTCCTCGTCATCCTCTTCGTCTTCGTCCTCATCCTCCTCATCCGGCTCCTCGTCGTATGCCGCCTCCTCTTCGTCCTCTTCGTCCTCCTCGTCCTCGTCTTCCTCCTCCTCGTCGCCGTCCACGTCGCCCTCGGCCTTCTCGGGGGTCCAGCCCGGCACCCACACCGATCCCTTGACCACGAACGGCTCCAGGGCCTGCTGCAGGTCGTCGCTAATGGGGTCGCCTGCCAGCCGCCCCTTGGAGAGGCTCGCCGCGAGGGCCTCGGGGTTCGACGGCACGCCGACGATGGACCATTCCAGCAAGTCCCACTCCTGAAAGTGCCAGCCGCGCGGCGTCAGACTGCCCTCGCTCTCGGCCTCCTTGTCGAGCCGACTGGCCTTGAGGGGCAGGAAGCCGATGCTGGTGGCGCGCAGCACGCCCTCCTTGACCAGCGCAAAGACCTGATTGCTCTCGGCGGTCTTGCCGTGGAAATGACAGGTGGCGTGAACCGCGCTCTTGCCCGCGGTGACGGCCAGGGTGCCGTCCGCGGCGCGGGCCGTGCCGATGGGCAGTGCGGTGGACTGGTGGCCGAACAGGACGACCGGGTTACCCGCGTAATTGTCGAGCCGGCACCCCTTCGACTCGACCACGTCGCCGTCCCGGTCCACGGCGGTTGTGGTGATGACGAACCGCGCCGTCATCGTCGCCGCGTCCACCCCGCCTTCCTCGACGCCGGCGCGGGGGTCGGCGTAGCCGGCACGGTCCTTGCCCGCGGCGTAGGCCCACGAGCGAGCCCGGGCCAGCGCCGGGTGATCGAGCCGGCCCTTCTGTGCGAGTCGTCCGAGTCGGCGCGAACGCCGCGCCAGGTCCAGCAACACCCCGTCTACCATGAGCGGCACCCTCCGGGTAGTTCTCAGCAGCGAGACTACCGGATGCGCCCAGGAGGCGGGAAGGGTGGACGCAGGGCGCTTCCTCAATCCGCAACGTCGTCGAACAGGTCCGCCATGTGGCCGCGCTCCTGCGCCGCCCGGATGCGGCGGCGAGCGATCTCCAGGTACTCCGCCTCCCGCTCCACCAGCACGCAGCGCCGCCCCTCAGCAAGGCAGGCGAGCGCCGTCGTGCCGCTGCCGCCGAAGGGGTCAAGGCAGGTTCCGCCGGGCGGCGTGACGAGGCGGACCAGCCAGCGCATGAGGGCGAGGGGCTTTACCGTAGGGTGATGGTTGCGAGCAGCGCCGCCCTTGCTGCCGTTGGGTGTCGTCTCCACCCATTGCCAATCGTCGTGCAGGCAATCCGGCTGCCCATTGTTCCCGTCATTCCGGCGTGAGCCGCAAACCTTGCACTCACGCACCTTGATTGCCCCATAGGCGACCGTGCGGGCGCTGGTCGGCATCCCCTCCAACCCCGCGTCTCGCTCCGCCCTCGACGCCTTCGCGCAGTAGTGCAGGCGAAGGTTATTTGCGGAGTCCAGATCCCCAACTCCCACGCTCAGCGGCATGATTTCGAACATGGCAGCGTCGGCAGAGCCATCGGACTTCCAATGGCTTATCGTAATCGTCGTGGTGCCGCTCGCCTGATCTGCCACAAACCTCACACGGCTGCCGTTGGGGTATGTGCTTTCGTGCCTTGACCCTGACAAGGGTTCGCCTGCGAAACTCAGGGTCAGTGCGATAACGCTCTGTAAGAGCCGCATTAATTCGCCTGGCGTTACGTTCGTAGAAAGTCCCTTCAAGCCGCTTAAGCGTATTGCCCCGTGGCTGGCCAAGGTTACTGCATCGCTTAGAGCAGAAACGGCGTGTTGACTTGACAGGCTGAAACTGTCGTCCGCAGTGTTCGCAAGATTTGGATTCCATACCTCCATTATAGCCTTCGCGCGGCAAAAAAACAATTCCTCCTGAGTATGTCCAGCTTGAAAAAAGTAGCGGGCGGCGGTGCCGGTGTCACCTCTGCCCGCAGGCTGACGTTGCTTGCTGTTGCCGTGGGAGAACGCCCCGATGGTGCCGCCACGGTTGTAATCGTAGAATGAGCCATCATCCTGCGTATCGTGGCTTGCCTTCTGTCCAAACGCCGCGAACGCCTCCAGCACCTCGGCGTCGGGCGACAAGACCACGTTGGCGGGCCAGCGGCCGGCAGGGTGCTGAAACTTCGTGTACTCCTTGCCGTCCTTCAACCCCTTGCCGCCGCCGTACACCTGCTCTGTCCTGGCATTCGTGTAAGCGCCGTTTCGGAAGCCGTTAACCCCTTCGCTCACCTCCACCCGGCACTCATCCACCCCCAGCGGCAGCACGCGCGGCCCCGGCTTGCGGCAGAGCCACCAGTCCTCACAGGCCGGCTTCAGTTGGCCCTTGCCCTTCGGGAATCCCGACCCGAACAAATGGGCAATGCGGTCCACGATATAGAACCCGGCGTCTTCCAGCGCAATCGCCGTCCAGTGTGAACGCCGCGGGATGGCCCACACCAGCGCATAGCCACCCGGCTTCAGGCAGCGCAGGCACTCGCGCAGCACCTGGGCAAGCCAGTCGGTCCACTGCGCCCGCCCGCCACGGTCAGAGTCCCACGTCTTGCCCATGAAGGAAATCGAGGCAGGCGGGTCCGTCACAACGGCATCACAAAAGCCGTCGGGGCACTGTTCAAGAACTTGAAGGCAATCCCCGTGATAAAGCGAAACCTCGCCCAGTTCATGCTGAGCCGGTGGCAAAGCCAGCCCGGCGCACGGCATCGGCAAAGAGCAAGTCTCGGAGGTACTTGCCGGCGTGGGATTCCTTTTCGCGCCCTGTGACGACTCGCTGGGCATAAGACCGATCTACCCCAAGTTCAGCAGCGATCTGGCGGTATGACATTCCCGCCTCTCGCAGCTCGCGTATCCTCTTGTTGCGTTCCTGAATCTTTTCGTTCCTGTAATTACTCTCCAGCAACGGGCAGCGAAACACCATCGACTGTTTCACGTCGGCGAACGCCAGATAGCCGATCTCGCGGCTGTCCAACGCCACAAGGGCGAACAGGTCAACATCTCCAGTCGCATAGCATCGGCTGCCATTCTTACCAGTCCGCTTGATGTTGAAGAGGTAGCCGGGAACGTGATGGGCGCGTTGTGGAACCGCTCGCGGCCTTCGCGTGGTTTTCACCTGCACTTTCAGTAGCCTTCCCCCCACCTCCACAACGACATCGAAGCAAAGCCCCTCCTCCGACGGGAAGGCAATGTAGCCCGCCAAGATCAGGTCTGCACAGACGAGGTAGACGCCAGCCTTGCCCGCCTGAAGGTCGTTGATCTCCGTCATGGCAATCCTCCCTTTGGGGTGTGGATTGCCAGTATCCACTATGTCCGTACAGGAAATCAACGTCCGTGACGACGCTGTCCGCCGAGCCCTCCGCCAGCGTCGGCAGCACATCGAGGCAGTCGCCCAGGTGCAGCGTCACGTTGCCCATCGTCGCCTCTCACGTCCTTCCGTTGACCAGGGCCTTGCCCTCTCGCACCAGCATCAGATCCCCCTCCCGCCAAACGTAGCGGTCCCTCGGGTTCGACGGAACAGGCGGCGCCAACCGCCCCCGCGACTTCGGCGCCTGGTGGCGCTGCGCGTGCAGTCGCATGGTAACCCGGGTCGCGTGCCGGGGCGTCTCGCCGCGCCGGATGCTGGTAATCTCGTAATCGCCGCCGCGGTCAAGCAGCACCTCGGCCTCGTGTCGTTCCTTCATGTAGATCGCCCGCGCCCCGGCCGGCACCTCAATGCGGACGATAAACCTCTGCATTCCGGCCGCCGCGCCGCCTCCGAACGAGGCCGCCGTGGCCGGCATAAGGGAAGTAGACGTGAAGCCGTTATCGCGGACGACCGCCCCCACCTTCCAGTCGGAAGGCATGCTCTCCAGCTCCATCCCGCGCATCACCGTGGCCGCCGACTCCAGCCGACTGCGCTGCATGACCTTGTCGAGGTGCGCCGTCGCCGCCTCTGCCTTGGCGCGGCGCCCCTTTGGCAATGCTTCGGGGGGAAACCGGTCTCGCAATACGCCGTTGATGTCCAGATGGCCCTGCCGCCGATAATGCTGGACGCCCTTCTTCTCTGCCTCGCTGGGGGGATTGTCCATCGTCACGTTGTCCGCCGCCCAGGCGTTAGCCTCCCGGGCGCTGTGAAAGCCCGTGGGCGGCGAGGGCTTGCGGGCCGGCTTCGGCTTCGGCGGGTCGTCGTGCTGCGGCCCGGGGCACGGTCCCGGCCGGCCGCTGCCCTCGCCGCCGCACTTGAGCCACGCCTTGTCGTCGTCCGTGCTCCAGTCCCCATCCCACTCCTCGCCCCCACCCTCGCCACCCTCCTCGCCGCCCGCTCCCTCCATGCCCGGAGGCGGCTCGGGCGGCGCGTGGCCGCTCATCGCGGTCAGCCCCGACAGGTCTTCCCCTGTATTCAGCGGCACAGGAGCCAGGCCCTGCGGTAGCAGCGGATCGTCGCCGCCGTGCTCGTAGTTCGGCCGGCCCCGCACGCCGCGTATCTCGTTCGGCGTGATCGCCCCCATCACAGCGTCGGCCTGCAGGTCCGCGTTGAGCTGCACGGGGTCCTGCGGCGTCGCGTCGTCCCACCAGATCCGCAGGGCCTCGTCGTAGCGCCGGGCCAGATGCCGCGTCAAGTGCTGACCGTAGTACCTCAGCCGCGGGTTGATGGCGAACGTGCAGAAGGCCGCCAGGCTGCCGTCCATGCTCGCCCGGTTCACTTCCGTGGCGATACCCGCGACCGTCTTGGGCACGCGGTAGAGCGCGAGAATCATGTCCCGTACCTGCTCCTCCGACTGAAGATGACCCAGCTCCGTCATCGGCCAGCCGAGCGGGCTGACCTTCGCCCCCGGCGGTACGATCAGCGGCCGGCCCGTCTGGTACTCGCCCTGATAGCGGGCCAAGAATTTGGCCTCCACCCGGGCGATGTCCTCGTCCGAGGGGTCAATGAACTCCGGCCCCAGCTCGATGCACAGCTCCGGCCGGCAGCCGTTCTTGAATCCGGCCCAGCGGCTCGCCGTGATGCTCTCCTCCGTGTCGATCCACTGCGCCCCGGCGGTCTGCGCGCTGTAGCCGTCCAACTTGTTGACGGGGCTTTTGTCCTTGAAGTGAATCACCTCGGAGGGGGGTAAATAAAGCGTGCCGCCCGCGCCCACGCCGCCCCAGGGGCGAATCTCGTAGTGGTCGATCAGGCGCGTGGTGCCCGAGCGCGGCCAGACCCAGTGCGACGGGATCACCCAGATTTCCGCCGGCAACCTCAGCCGGTTCGGCACCACCCACCAGTAACCGCTGCCCGTCAAGTCCTGAAACAGGTTCGTCTCGTAGGCCAGGTCCCACCAGGAATCCACTGCGTTCGGCTCCCGGAGCAGTTTCCGCAGCGGGTGCTCATCGTCCACCGGCGTGAGGTCTTCCGTGGTGCTCACGGGCGACATCGCCTTGCGGTACTTGCGCGAGAGGCCCCGCGACTTCTCGGCGGGCGTGGACACAAAGGCGATGTTGGGCTCCAGCTCGGCGAACTTGTTGCCCCGCGACTGCACCGCAACAAAGACCCAGTGCCGGTAGTGCGACACCAGCTCCAGGCGGTCGGCAGACCAGCCGCCCGGCCAGCCGTACCTGCCCTGGGGAAACATCGCGGCCAGCGTCCGCTCACCCCGCGCCGCCGCCTTGCCCCGCAACCCCAGCAGCCGGTGCGCCGTCCACGTCAACAGTCGATCCCACCAGCCCATGTCAGCCTCCCCTTCTTCGCAGCACACCCTGAGGCGCCGGCGTGGCCTGGTTGTTAAGAAGGATCAGGTAGACGAACCGCTGATGCAGGGAGACCGCAGTGGCGAACGTCCAGCCGCGCCGGCGTCCGTCCTGAACCAACCTCCCGGCAAGGTAGTCAATGGCCCGGTCCAGCCGCTCCACGGTCACCGCACGCCGTCGCCTGAACATCATGACGTCACCCCCTCACCAGACCTTCAGCCTCTGCCGCGGACCGTCCAGGTGCATCACCATGTACCGCATCGCGTCCATGCCGTGGTCATCCCGGTCCAGCGGCACCTCCTTGAGCCCCTCGTCACGAGCCTTCGTGTCCCAGACGTAGGCATCGAACTCCTCGGCGGTCGAGCAGGGCCGGCGGGCAGCGTCCAGCGCCCGGTCCCGCTCCACGCACGCCCCGCGCAGGAGCTGCAGCCGCGGCTTGCCGTTGCCCTGCAGCCGCAGCCGCGCCGCCACGGCCTGGATGCCGGGGCTCACGTCCTTCAGGGCCAGCGTCGTCCCGAGGCTCAGGTGCCGCCCCAGCGTCTGCCGGTCCTCGGCATCGTGGTCGCAGATCACCGCCCGCGGCCGGGTCCGCTCCCGCGCCTGGCCGAGGCTAATCGTCCCGCCCTCACTCGCCGCCGCCGCGTCCGCACACTGCCGCGCCCACACCGCCAGGATCGCCTTCGCATGGTCCTCGACGAGCGTCTGCGTCTGATAAATCTCCCGCTCCAGCAGCAGGTTGCCATCCGGGTCCACCGCCCAGCACTGCCACACGAAGGGGTCGTTGAACCCGAAGTCCACTGCCCAGTAGCGCGGCCAGGCCACGGGCACCGGGAAGGGGTCGACCAGGTGAATCGCCGGGTCGTAGCCCTCATAGACGATACCCTCGGACTGCACCCAGCGCCCGAAGCGGAGCCGCTGCAACCGCGGGCCGCTGAGGTTGTCCAGCCGGGCGATATACTCCACGCCCCCTTCCGTCCAGCCGGCGCCGTCCCACAGGGTGGGGTTGTCCTCGTGCCGGCTCTCCAGCATCACGCAGCGGCCCGCATCGCAGCGGCGCTTCAACCAGTGCGTCGGGGTAGACGGGTTCGTGTCGGCCATCAGCTGCCGGTAGGGCAGCCGGCGCCCCCGGGTGTCGTCACCGAGATTCCGCAGGCGGCTCGACAGCGCGTCCCAGTCCTCCTCGGTCAGTTCAATGGCCTCCTGGACGTAGACCAGGTCAAACTCGGTCGACATGATCCGTCCCGGCCGGTCGATGCCGCCCGTGATGATCTCGCTGCCGTTGGCATACTGATAGCTGTGCCGGCCACCGCGACCAGGGCCGCCCTCAAAGGCGCCCTCGGGCAGGACGTGCCGCTCAAAGGTCACCAGGGCGGCCTCGGTAAGGCTGACGCGCGTCTTGCGGACCATCAGCGCCCGCAGGCCGGGAAACAGCAGCGCCGCGGCGTGCAGTTTGTAGAGGCAGGCCAGCGACTTGCCGGTGCCTGCCGGGCCGGAGATCAGCACCTCCGGCGCGCGGCACTCGAACAGGTCACGCGCCCGGCCGAAGGGGCGGTACTCCCGGTTGGCGGGCGGAAGCCTGACCGTTGTTGTTGCCGAACGCCTTCTCTTCATCGATGCCCCGGATAATCTGTAGCAGCAGTGCCCTCCCCTCGGCGCCCGTGTACTCGCTCCGCTCGATGTAGCCGCGATCCTTGGCCTGGCACTTCAGGTAGAAGCACACC